TATTCACCCCTGAAGTCATCGAAAACAGCAAGAACGCACCGAAAAAATCAAACAGAAGCATAAAATCAATCATATGGAACAAGCTTCTTGATAATATCGAGAATGCGACCTTCTCACAGATCTCGATTTTTCTTCTGCTGTGTGCTTTGTCTTTCTTCCTGACGCTTCTGTTCACATATACAGATCAAACAGTTGAATTCGCAATGAAATTTTTGACCGCATACAATTTTCTTGCAATCAAGTTCGTTGTTTCTGTCGTCATCGTTTTCAACTTTTGAAAAATCTTTGACGCATTGAAACCACTTCCCGAAGAAAATGAAGTGAAGGCAACAGGGAACACCATTGAATGAATTCCTGTTGTTGAACTTCTCGATCACCTCTTCGAATTTGAAAGCTTCAAGCGCGACGACATCGAAGACAAATTCGGAATTCCACGAAACCGATTCACCGACCTTGCGAAGAAGCTTGAATCACTTCATGTTCTGATTCGCGGTGAAAACAATTCGAGAATATTGAATCCTGAATTCTCTCGATCCGATATCGCGATAATGCTTGAAGGGAAGTCTTCAACCGAAGAACTCAAACCTTTGAATAGAATGACCAGTGAAACAAGCGGAACTTCAGAACCTTCAGGAAAGACAATCATTGAACGCGTGTCTGAATTCCTGACACAAGAAAGGGAAGTGACCGAAGTCACTCCCCTTCCCTCTCGACGCTTCGAGCTTCGAAAAATCAATTCTGACGCGCAACCGCTTCAGTAAAGAGTGCAGCCGATTTGCAACCCTATTGCAACCATATAGAAAACCGCCACGACAAGGCGGTTTTTTATTGCGTCAATTCGCTGACCTGATCTTTCGGAACTTCAGTTTTGTCAGTAGTTGCGAAATATTGTGCAGTCACTCGATCAACTATCTTGAAAAAGTTTTCACCTGAAACTTTGTTCATTGCGACGAAAGCGATTGTTGCGAGAACAACAAGAACAAGAAGAACATTCTTGACCGTCTCGCGATTTGAAAAATCGAACATAGAAAAATGATTATGAATTATTTCAGACCGTTTCTTTCCGCGAATCGTGCGAACACGATTTCAATCAGTTCCTTTGTTTCCTGTTCCGTCAATGGCGTGTTTCCTTCATGCTTTTCAAGCAACGGTTTGAATCCAGTTTCTGCAAGAACCGAATTCATGATTCCTGTATAGCGAGAAACATTGACCGACGGTGCTGAAAAAAGTGAATCCTTGTATTCATTGAAGGTTTTGAACTTATCAGACCAGAACGGATCCGAAACATCAGTCTTGCGTCAAGGTGAAATGTCCTTGTGTCGCAGAATGTTTCACTTTCCGATTCCGTATTTCTTCGAGAGTTCGACGACAAGCTTTCAGACTGCTTCGCGCTGAATATCCGTGAAGCCCCCTTCAGCTGTCGCACCACCGATGATTTCAATTCCGATTGAATATGAATTCATTCCTGTGAGATTTCACCATGCAGAAAGTCCTGCGTGCCAAAGAATGTCGGTGTCATTCCCGATTTTGTGAATATCACCGTTCGAGTCAACAACATAGTGACACGAAACAGCTTTGTCACCTTTGCTGATTGTCAGAGTGTTCAGAACACCCTTGATCGTGCCTTCAGGTGTTCAGGTATGGTGAAGAATAATGAATTGACAGGTGTTTGTTCCTGCACTCTTGTTCTTTGTCTGCAGTGTGGATTTGTAGTCCATAAAAAAAGAGTAAAAAATAGTAAATTTATTTTATTGAGATATATTCTTTTTTCAATTCGATGATTCGCGCGTCAATGTCTGCGGTGTTCTCGTCCATCATTTCAAGTCATTCCTTCTGCTGTTTCAATCTTCACATCTCTTCGAGAATTTCAGGGATTCTTTTCATTTTTTGTTCTGTCTCAAGCTCAATAGCTCTTTCTCACTTCGAGAATGTTCATGTTTTTATGTCATAATCATATCAGAGATTGATCAGAACAATTTCTTCTTCTGTAGGGAAGAATGTTCATATACATTCATGATTGTTCGAGTAATCGACACCAAGAACGACGGAATTGTTTGTGAATACAGAAGCAATGTAGTTCATAAAAAAATATTATATACTGTATGAAGAAAGTTGCGGTCAGATGAAAAGTTCTGTCGCTGACAGTGCTATTCACAACCTGAATGCAGTTCATGATCATGCCAAAGTTCCGATTGTTCAGCTGACAGCAGAAGCCATAAAATAGGGATCACCTTCATTCAATCATGATAATTTATTGAAAATACCTGAAGTAGTAAATTCAATATTTGCGTATGCAGCAGCTGTATAATCTGCGAATCAGCAGAATCGCTGTTTTCAGCTTGAATTCGATTTTCATATTGCCTTTCTGTATGCTCACAAATTCTGAAAATAAAGATTTTTCGTAGTATCAGCAGTCCACACAGAACCGTCCCATTTTGATCAATGAAATATTGAAGAGTTTCCCAGATCAGCGGAACTGACCTGAAAACGATTCGTCGCGTCAATCGCACCGCTTCGAGAGAAAACTACCCAATATTTTGTTTTGTCTGTAAGTGTGAATGATCACGGGAAAGTGAATGTATAGTTCGCTGCGACTGTATTGAAGACGGTTCATGCAACTGTCACTGTCGCGTTCGCGTCTGCCAGTGTACCAGAAGGAGCATTCGAATTGTCAGTCTCAATTCTCACGACACAGTTGTCAGCAGGCGTATTTTGTTTTCGCATTATTGCAATCAAGCTTGAAGTTGAAATTCCGTTTCCTATAACACAAAAGGCGACTTTCGTTTGTGCAGCAGCGTCACCGATCCAGTTCAGTGTTGTTGCATCTGCTGCAAGTCACATCTTATGAATCGCAAGACAATCACCTTGTGTGACTGCTTCGCCTACCCAAGACAAATATTTCGTTTTATCTATCTTCTGAATATTGCATGCAATATGAATCACCGTTGCTGAAATAGCTCTTCAAACTTGAACTATATTTTTTCAAGGTGTCAATCATATTGTTCCTGCAGTATTCGTCAGGAAGTAGTCAGCACCGACGGTCAATCATGATTGATTCGAATCGTTTCCTGAATTTGAAATTTTGATTGAATTCCCTGTCGTTATTGTTTGCGTTGCAAAACCTTCGAATTCTGAAGCGTCAGCATAAGTTGAAGTATCTGCAGAAGCTTTATACACACGACCTGAAGTTCTTCAACCGCTTCCGTCTGAAACATAGACAGCTTCTCATTGTGTTATATCCTCGCCTGCAGTATGCGCAAAAATAGTCTTGTCAGTTTCTCAAGACGGTCAACCAATGATATCATTTCGCCATCAGACAACGCTTGTAATAACTCATCAAGCAGCGATGACGACTGCAAGTTTTGCATAGTCCGCATTCCAAGTCACAATTGATTGTTGAATGACGCCTGCATTGTCAATCATGATATAGTTTGTCTCGTCATCTGTGACTGTCTCAGTACCGCCTGCATATTGTCATTCATTCGATCAGACTTTGTAAACACCTGCACCGATGATAATATCCAAACCTGTTGAAGCATACACTTTCAAACGGTCCGAACCTTCTGAATAAAGATTATCAAGGTCAGCATTGATTTGCTGCAATCTTGTTGCAGAAATATTGTCACCTGTTGACCAGTTTGTTGAATTATTTCGCGGCATAAAATAAGAATATAAGAAAATGCAAAAAATACAATTATGCTATTGTGACGGTGGCGTTTACGGTGAGCGTCTCTGTTGCAGCCATGACTTCATTCGCGAGAATTCTCGAAAGCAAATATCCAGTGTTTGCAGACGCGGTTCAATCAACAAAAATTCCGAGTTCAGAAATTGTTGTTCATCAAACCTGTGCAGAAGTGAAGAACTTGTCGAGATATGCAACATTATCGACAGAAAATCTGTTTTCGAATGTTGCGCGAAGAGTTTCTGCAACAAGCTGTGTGTCAGAGTTTGCAGGCGTTGTCGATCCAGTTCAAACAGCCATATAATTCGCTTTGAATGTCGGTGTGACCGTTGTTCATGATATCAGTGAAGCAAATTCGCTTCGAAGAATCAGCGGAACAATATTGTGACCTTCCCAGACAGTCATCTGATTCAGAAGCGGTCCTTTGTAGTCTCGAAGCAATTCAGGAATCTTTTTCTGTGCGTATTTCAAAAGTCTTCCGCGCCAGTCAAGAAACTTGAAGTGATTCGGTTCTCACATTTTTTCCGCGAAGATCTTCGCAAGAACTTCATCAGTTGCTTTTGTCAGTTTGTAGTTTGTCGCGGTGTTGATTGTCTTGTCGATTTTTGAATTCATATTTTTTTGATTATGGAATTATATTGTTTCGGAAAAGCTCGCAACCGCAGGAAGTGAAGTTGATTCGGTTGAAAGATCTTCAAGAAACAATTCACCGACAGAAACAGTTCAAACAGCATTGTCAATTTTCAATTCAATCTCGATGAATCCTGTTGACGCATTCGTCGTGAAAGTCTGTCTTGCTCGATTATAGTCACGAACAGTTTTTGTTGAAGCAATAATTGAAGTTGTCGCGAGAGCTGAACCACCTGTCAATGCTGCATATTCTTTCACATTGATCGAGAAGCCACCCGAACCAGTCAGCGCAGTCAAAATTTCTATCCAAGCAGAAAGCGCATAATTTGCAGAAGGTGTCGCAGGGATTCTGACAAAGTTTGTGACCGTCAGTGTTTGACCAGATCAACCGACTGTTGTTGTCATCTTCAGTGCTTTTCCTGCGTTATATCGCGCAGAAGCGTCGAATTCGACTGTTGCGACTTCTGTTCCTGATTCAATCATTGACCAACCTGTATTTCAAGCGCTGCTTGTCATCAGTCATGAAGTTGTGAAGGTTCCTGATTCAGCGACGAAATCAAACCATTTTTTCAGGTTCGAAGTTGCCTTGAATGGTGCTGTCTTGTGTGTATAGCTGACAGAAGGTGTGAAGGTGATTGTTTCGTCTTGATTCAGGACCACATCGACAATTTCAGAAATATCGACTTCAAATTTTCCTGCTTGCGCAAGAAGAAGCTGAAAGAATTCAATCAATCCGAACATCGTCGAACCGCAAGTGACTTTGTATGTCCAACGGTCATCGTTTCGCGATGATTTCGAAATGCTCTGAATCAGAAAGTCAGTGTCGATTCAGCGAGAACTGTCAGTGATACGAATGACCTGACCTGCTTTCAGACCGTCTTTTTGTGTGACGAAATCTGCTGTGATTATAGGATTTTTATATGCGTCAATTTCTGCTCTTCCGCGCGTTCTTGCTTCAGCAAAGGTGCGAATTGAACTGTCGTTGATCACTGCACCGTCGAAGATTCCGTCACCTCACAGAAGAAGCTTCATAGCGTCGACAGAAACTTGATTGATCACTCTGACGCGAATCGGTTTGTATGGATAATAAGTGCGACGGAAGATTGATCACAAAGGCGGTGTTGTTGCAACTGATTTTCGAACAACTTTTTCACTGAAGTTGAACAAATAATCAAAACTTGCAGGATCATCAAGGTTTTCAACACCGACTGTTTTTTCGACAAAACTCGATCATGTTCCTGTCGTGTCGACATAGATTCGCAAAGTCTTCGCAGGATAATCGAGACGCCATGATTCAGTTTCTCAATCTGTGATTTCGTCCTGTGTGTATAGGTTCGAATCAACCGCGATTCAACCGCGAACGGTTTGACGGTTCTTGACTTGTGAAATGTCTGTTGTGACATTCAAGTCATCATAATTTTCAGAAGAATCTGTCAGTGAAAAAGGTGCAGGCGTTGCGTCACTTTTGAAAAAATGAATATTCCTTTCATAGTCAATGAACCAGAAGAAATTTTGAAGCTTCGAAATGTTTTCAACAAAGACCGTCGGTTTTTTATATTGAACACGAACATCAGTGAATTTCTGATCACCACGAATCACATTCTTGATTGTGAAACCACCTGAAGAAGTCAGCGCATGATCGAAGTGAAGATTCCCTGTCGGAATTGTAGCGCTTGCCACGACTTCAATCTGAAGCCAATCAATCGCAGTTTCAACAGGTGTTCCGACGACTGTCGCGCGCGCTATATCGAAGCTGTCAAAATTCCAACAGTCTTCATTGTTGACTCAAACCCACGCTGTCGAATATTCATAATAATTCGAAGAGTCAGAACCGACGCGGAATTTCAATGAAGTCACCTTTGATCAATAGCTGTCTGAAATCTTGAACCAGAATCTGATTCTTGTCATCGCTGAAATATCGACAGAAGAAATTGCTTTCGTCCAAGTTGCAGTTCAGGCGCCTGTTGTTCCTGTCTGCATTGAATTCGTGCCTTGAATCCTGTCAGTGCTGTCAGCTGTCATCGCGAGAGCAACACCCGATTCAGTCCAAGCTGATTCGAACAGATCAAGGTTTGTTTCTGTGTCATTCGCAACGAATCCATAGAGAACGCGCCCGATCATTTCGCGAGAATACTGATCTTCGAAAGTGTCAGCAATGTTTTTTGCGTCGAATATTTTCGTCCAGTCCGTCGCGGTGATTTTATAGGAAAAGGAACCAGAAGTTCAGATTTCTTGATTCGGATTTTTTTGTGTCACACCTGAAAAAACAATCCGTCAGCATTGTGAACCGACAGGGATTGTTGCAGTCAGGTTTGCAGTCAAAGTGATTGTCTTTGCTGTGTGATCGACAGAAAGGATTGTGACAAACACTTCGCTTGCTTCTTTTATGCGAAGAAGAATTTCATCGCCTGCTTTGAATTTGTTTTCGAATTCGAAAGTGTCGCTGACATTCAGGACCGCTTGTCATGAACTCGCCTGCGCTCGCAAAACAAAAGTTTCGAACACTTCAATTTTCAGACCTTCAGAAATATTGTATGAATCAACCGTAAATGAACAGGTGTTTGACCTGTTGTTCAATTGTTCCGTGATCCGAATCGAATTCTTCGAAACATAAGCTGTGACATCAATGTTGTTTGCGAAGACTTGCATTTTCTTTTTATGTTATGAACTGAAAGAAGGAAAAGAAGTGTGAAGTTTGAAATCTTCAAGAATCGTCTTCCCGATCTTCTGTGCGAAATTTTCATCGTCTCAATAGAAATTGTTTCATTCAACAACAACCTGAATTGTCATTCAGTTGCCTTTGATCTGTCTTCCGACATTTTGCTGTTGTGCTGCGTTCAAAACAATCTCGCCTGCAGAAAGCATTGCAGGAACCTTGTCGATTCAAGCTGCACCCGATACGACGCCACCTTCAGCCATTCAGACAAGACCACCGTGTGCGAATCGCGGAATTGCAATCGGTGAAACTGTCGGAATCTGAAAAAGCGGATTCACTTTGTTTGAAGCGCGAATCAGCTGATTCAAACCGTTGATTGCATAATTTATGAAGCTTTCGATTGTTCCGATCACACCATTGAAGACATTCTTCGCGACATTCGCGATTCATCAGATCATTGCAGCGAATCATTCTGTGAATGAACGCTGACCGTCATTCGTGAACCAGTTGACCAGATCAACAATTTTCTTGATTATGAATGTTCCGATTTCTGTCAAAATAGTCATTCCGATTTGTTTGATTTTTTCAAAGACACCTCACCACAAACCAGAAAGGATATTCAACGCGCCTTTCCAGTCACCAGTGAGAAGCGCCCAGAACGCCTTGAAGGTTGTCATGATCAGGTCAACCCACCCGACAATGACAAGCGTCAAACCAGTGACAGCAAGCTTCAGAACTTCGATGATTGCATTCCAAGCCAATTCCGCACCGTATTTGATACCTTCCCAGAGAAGCGAGAATATTCAACCGAGAACAGCGCCAAGACCACCAAAAAAACGAATGATTCATTCCCACGCGTTGACATAGACTTGTTTGATTGTTTCCCACGCTCACGCGCTGTCACCTGATAAAAGCTGAAAGAATGCTTTGAAAATTCCGATAATAGATCAGAAAGTCATTTGAAAATATCCTGCGAGCATATCCCAGACGCCTTTGAATATAGGAATGAACGCTTCGACAATCGCTTTGATTGCATTGAAGACCGCCATTGTTGCAGTTTGTATTCAAAGAAAATTATTCGTCCAAGCTTCCGCGAGAAGATAGACTGCAGCACCGACAGCAGCTGAAATCAAAATCAGTTGACCTGCTGCGATGATAAAAGGAAGAGCAGCAACAGCGGCTGCATAGAGAGCAGGAACAAGCATTGCAGTGATTGCTGTCGCGATTCAAAGAACAATGTTCGGATTTTCTTTCAGAGTCTGCGCGAGTCACTGCATTGCAGACATCAGTTTCGGAAGTGATTCGGTGACCGTCATGAAAACTCTTTTCATAAGGTCAAAGACGCCTGTTTGCTTGACCAATTCAGAAAGAAAAATAGTGACTGAATCTTTCATGTTCGAAAGGGATTGATTGAATGATCACGCTTGATTTTTGTATGCGTTGAAAAACTTTCATCATTCATCATTTGCTTTGTCGAACATTGTTGTCAGCATGTCAAAAGTGACGCCACCGTCGGTGATCAGATCACCGAGTTCTTCACCATACAATCAAGTCTGCTCTTGCAACATTTCAAAAATCGGAATACCCGCGAACGCAAATTGTTTGATATCGAGCATTGAAGCTTTTCCGACAGCTGCGATTTGCTGAAGATTCACGATGATTCGGTCAAGTTCAGCTTGTCATTTTCCCATTGCTGCAAGACCTTCACCGACATCAAGAACAACATCAATCGCTTTGTTTCCGTCTTTCGTCACTGAAGCCAAAAGTTGAACAGCTTGCGAGAGTCCGACAAGTTCGAAAGGTGTTCTTGACGCTTCTTCCTTGATTCGCGCGACTGTCTTTCCTGCTTCATCAGCAGATTTCAGAAGTGTCGTCAAACCAATTTCAGCAGTCTCGAGATCAGCAGCAGCAGTCAAACCATTTTTTCAAAGAACAACCATTCACGCACCGACAGCGGTCAAAACTCAAAGAAATGCTGCAGAAGGTCACACAAGATTGTTGAAGCTTTTTGAAACGCTTCACGACATCTGTTGCGCATTCTGATCAACATTTTTTATGACCTGACTTGCTTCATCTTTTGCAGAAATTATGAATTCGACTTTGTTTGTTGCCATAATAGAAAATTATTTACTGTTTTTCCTTTTTTCTGCTTCCTTTTGATTGAAGAATGCTTCCTTTTGCATTTTCAGAACCGCGTCATTGTAGAAATCTTGTGTCGTCCTGTGAAGAATGTCCGTCTGTGTCCAACCGTATTCCTTCGCAAGAGTCAGATCAAAGTATCTTGCAACCGCGTCTGCTTCATCTTCATTTGTCGCTGTGAATCCTTTTCACTGAATCAATGCGTCAAAAACCTTGTTCTTTGCGATTATTTTTTTTTACTGTCAGAATCATCACCTGCACCTGCAACAAGGTCACCTGCGTCATTCTTGTGCGTCAATTTCTTGCCTGTGATTGCTTCATTGAGAACAAGAAAATCAATCGAAGGAAAGCTTTGAAGAATTTCAGCTGTGATTTCGAGATCTTGACCGTCTTTCGTGAAATTCCACGACTTGATTGACTTGACCAAAAGTGCGAGACTGAAATCTTGAATCTTTGATTCGTCAACCTTGTTGTCAGGTCCTTTGAACTTGCCTTCGATTTCTCTCTGATCACTGACCAAAAGTGAAGGATAGACAATGACTTCGCTTCAAGGGAATGAAGGAAGTTCAACGGATTTTGTCTGACGCGAATCAAGGTTGAACTCGATTTTCTTTGTTCCTGACATAGTGTAAAAATAAAAAAATAAGTGAAGCTTTTATGAAGGAAAGCCCGAAAACCTTTTGTGAATTACGCTGTGTATTCTGTGCCTGCTTTTGCATTCGTGACCTTGATCTGAATTGCTTGACCGTCAGAGGTGTCATAGTAGCATTCAGCTTCGACGCTGATTGCATACAGTTCGTCTGTTCCTGTCGGCATTTCTTCAGAAGTAAATCTGACATCTGACATCTGAATCAAAATCTTATATTTTGAATTGTTCGTGTCACCTGCAGAAATGATTTCATCATTTGTGATTGTCAGGATTCCTGTGCGCTTTGTCTGATTCAAGTATCTGTCACGCTCGACAGAATTTTCAAAATACTTTGTATATTTGAAAGTTGCCTTTGCGCCTTTCGGTGCTATGACAGAAGGTGTTTCGCGAAGTGATCCGTGACGCTCTTCAAGATTGTTCATGAATGTCAGTTCCCAGTCTTCAATATTTTCAAGAGAAGCTGAAGCGGCTGCAGTGAGATCTGCACCGAACTGAAATCGAGCATGAATGAATGAAAACACTTTTGCAGCGGTTCCATAGGAAGGTGACTGCGGTTGAAGTTCAACCTTCGCTTTGTTTGCGACAGTATATGAATTTGAGAGTGTTGCGATTGAAACTGTCTTGTTCGCAATAGAAATTGCGGTCAAAGTGTCGACTTCGCTGTGTGGTGTTTCGTCATAAGTCAAGACAGAATCACCAGAAACAAAACCTTCAGCTGAATCGAGTGAAAGAACCTTTGTTGAACCTGAAGCGATATCAGAAACAAGATTTCTTTTCATCAAAAGACCGTGTGCTTTGACACTGACTGCAAGATTCAAGATTCCGTCTGATCCTGAAAGTGTGAATGAATCAATCATGACACCATATGCACGATGAACAACGAAATTTTGATAGTTGTTCGAAGTGTCTGTCAGGTTGCCTTTTCCTTGTTCGATTGAAACTGTCGGAAGAGTGTTCGCGACTGTTATGTCGTGACGATATGCTGAAGTATTTGAAGAAACATCAGTTGTCGCAAGACCACCGAGAGCAGGCGCGAGAAAGTGAACACATTCATTCGCGTCAAGATCGACATTGTATGTTCATTCTGCTGTTGCTTTTCCTTTGACTGCATTCAACGCATTCCAACGATTATTTTGAATCGGGTTGTTTGCGATGATATCTTGCTTGAACATCACATCACCGTCTTTGAATCGAAGGAAGTGTGAAGGTTTGACTGCGAGTGCTGCGGTTGATTCTCGCTTGATTGCGAGATATGAAAGGCGTGTTGAAGCCATAAAATTGAAAGGTAAAAAATAGAATAATTATTCGACACCGCGAACTTTTCTTTCAGACTTTTCTTCTTTTGCAGGTTCAGCAAGTTTGACATTGCTATTTCGCAAAAGAATTTCAGCGTCTTGTTCAGTTGCTTCGAAAGTCTGATTCGGTCCGATCATCGGAAAACCTGCAAAAGCAAGATTTTCGTTTGAATCGTTTTTCAGTTTGACTGTTTTGCTCATAGAGAGAAAGTGAAAAAATAAAGGATTATCTGTCACCAATCACCGTCGCGACAACGGTTGTCACCACTTCGAAAGAAGGGAATCAACGGTTCTCGCTCAAAGTGTAGCTGACAGATCGAATTTGCGCAATTTCAGCTGCATTCCTTGTGACAGCCCCCACTGTATAAGGAAGCGACGAATTGCTTTGGATCTTGCCACACACAGACAATCTTGCTGTGCTATGGTCAGAATTGACAGATTCGACTTTGTTGATTGCGTCTTCGATTGCGAAAACTTTGTCGTTTGTTGCTTTTTGTACGATTCCACCTGTCGCGAAGGTTCAAGGATCGACTGATTTTGAAACTGTGAAGGTGTTTGCGTCAGGAACAGTTGCGACCAAATATGTTCCGTTGTATGCTTCAGGAAGAACACCAGAAATCACAACACTTTCACCGACTGCAAGACCGTGCGCTGTCGCTGTGAAACTCATTGAATTGACGGAAAATGAACCTGCTGTGATTGAAACGCCTGTCGCAAGATTCTGTCAGAAATATTGCTTTTGATTATAGACAAGACGAACTTCAACCGTGTGTTGTTTTTGATCGTAGCGAGAACCGCGCATGACATAATCTGTCGATACAGGTTGAATCGCTATTGCAGGAAGATCTGATTCTGGAATGATCATCGGATCACCGAAAAACACCTTCTTTATTCAATAAAGAGGTGATTCAGAGTCTGCGACAGAAGCTTCAAGAAGCCCCTTGATTGCTAAAATAACATTTTTCATTTTCCTTCAAAAAATAAGTAAATAAGCAAGAGGAAGGAACCTGACTGTGTTTGCTTGAAATAATGATATGAAGAAGAGAGCAAAAAACAATTATTTTCTTTCTACGCTTGCAGTCACGAAATTCATATGTCGCGATTGATTTTCTTCTGCATTGACCTGACTATTTCTGCGCCTGTTGTGTTGTCGACATCGAGAATCGCACGCTTCGGAAGACGCTTTCATCATTCCTGATGAAATGTCGCATATGGTGCATTGAAGGTGAATGATCACTGCTTGTCGGTGACATTGATTGTTCTGTTTTCCTGAAGATTTCAGGTCCAACGCATAGTTCAAGGACTCTTCGGTGTGTTTTTATAATATCACCAACGCTTTTCGCGCGCTCGAAGTGTTGAAGGCGCAAGAGTTTTCCATGTCGGGGATTTCTCGACATTGTTTCCTGCATTCCTGAAAATTCTGTCAGATTTGTCAGCGACAAGACCGATTGCTTCCGAATAAAATTCAGACATATTCGAAAGCTTTGTCACGAAAACGCGAAGATTTCGTGAAAGCTGAACTTGACCATTGACTGAAAATTGAATTTCCATTTTGTCAATTTTTAGAAAGTTTCATCGACGCTGAATTTGTTTCAATCCACGACGACACCTGACGCATAGAGTCAACCAGAAGGGGAAGCGCTGACGCGAGTGAATTCAACACCGTTCACATTCAGAAGACGCAAAGGACGCTTCGGATCAAGAAGAGATTTCAGAAGATTTTCACCTTCTGCTTTCTTCTTGTATCAATCCGCTTCTGTTCCGATTCCTTCGAGTCAATATTGTTTGATCAGCAAGAATCATGCACCAATCAATTCTTCAGCGCGTGCAAGCATTCCTTCAGCTTGTGAACCTGTAAAAAGAGCGCCTGTGAAGTCTGCGACATTGTATGCTGCAGAAACATAACTTTGAACAACACCGTGCGCTTGAAGCAACATCTTGTCGACAAGAGATTCAAGAACATTCGTGTTCCCTTCGAATCATGCTTCATTTCTGACTTGTGTTGCTGTTGTATATGCCATATAAAAATATTATGAAATGAACAGTGCGCGAATATTGCTGACCATGTCTTCAACTTCAGGTTGTGCTGTGAGTTTTGAATATACGCTTGAAAAGAAAATCATTCCTTCGATCTTTCAGTTCATATTGAAGACAGGTGCAATCACAAGACTTTGCGTTCACTGATCGTGTGCGATTGCCTTGCTTGTTTCTCAAAGTGCGATTTGATCAGAAACAAAAACGGTTCAGTTTCTTGCAAGAATCATTTCTTCATATTCCGCAAAAATATAATAGGGAAGTTTTTGACTCCCGACAGGTGTGTCTGCAAATTTCGAAAGTCAGTATGCAGAATATTCAGCAATCAACGAATAAAATATGAAGTGAATCTTTCCGTTGCGCATTCCGTTGTGATTGATCCAAACTGAAGCCCTGTCGATTCATAGACTATTCAATTTCTGACTGTTGTCATTCAAATATGACTGAATCCGCTTGATCATTCGCTTTGATTCTTCATTTTCCTTTTCGTCAAGGTCACGATTGATTTGTCGTGTCTTCTCGACGAACTTTTTTGAAAAGAATTTCTTGTCAAAATATTTATATCACAGAAACAGCACCATTGCTGTAAAAACCGATTGAAATCAAAAATCTGCTAAAGATTGAAGCATTGCTTTCAAGTTTTCCATACAATGAAGCTGTTATGAAATAGAATTTAGAGTGAAGAGAGAAGCGCAACAAGTTTCTTGTTTCCTGCTTCGGGTTCAAAGTCTGTTCCTGCAACAAGACCTTTTTTCTCGAGTTCAGCAATCAATTCTGCTTTGTTCATTCGTGAAATAGGTTTTTCAGTTTCAGGTTCGCTTTCAGGTGACGCAGGTGCGGTTGAAGGATCACTTGCCTTGTCTTCATCAGCTGAAGGATCAGTTGACGCAACAGGCGCGAGATTTGAAGCATTATCTGAACTTTCTGCAGAAGGTGCTGATTCTATGTCTGAAGAGTCTGAAGAACCTTCGGATTTTTTTTTATAAGCTTGCATTGCGTCATCAAGTGCGGTTCCCTTTGTGACGATTCGAAGGAACTGATCAGCAAGGATTTCTTTTCTCTGTTCTTCTGTCACTTCATAGACAAGCGCTTCAGTAGTGAAGACGAATCCTGCGCGTCGTCGAGTTCCTGAAGGGTGATTCGGCATGACCGCAGCAACGATCAATGATTTTTTTTCTGTCATAGTGTAAAAGGTGAAAAAATAAAAAGTGTTGCAGTGTAGACATTGAAACACTTGTGTGACAGACAAGCGTTGAAGCTTGTCTGTCATGAAGAGTTTCAAAGAAAAGGGATTATCCTTGTGCTTTGAACGCTGTTCGCCAGTCACCGAAACCGAATGCGAATCGAGCGTCAACACCATAGTAAAGAGTTTTTTTCATGAAAAAATCTTGATCTGAAGGATCGTCGAGCGCAACGAATTCAAGTTCCTTGCGGTTCTGAAAAATGAAAGGTTTGACAGGTTGTGTCATATCCATGACATAATATGCAGAATTCGCAACAGTACCTGCATTTGTGAGATACTGATTGACAATCACTTTGAGAAGACCTTTGAGAGTTGCCTTTGAAGGATCAGTTGTGACTGCAACATACATCGGATCAAAAAGTTCTTTCGCTGTGAATTCGAGACCTGAAGGGACCATGATATGCGAAGGATTGATTCCTGCGATATTACCTTGATCATCTTTGAAACCTCGCATTGTCTGAATGATTGTCTTGACCTTATCAATAGCAAGAGCAGCTGAACTTGAAGTGTAGTTGCTTTGTGTTCCTGAAAGACCTTCTGAATGATCAGTGTCGAAGAAATTTTGTCCGTCATAACACAGACCGTTTGCTTCGATTACTGTCGCGAGAAGCTGATCATATGACTTGCGAGCTTTGACCGCCATTGCTTGAACACGACTTTTGACCATTCCTGTCTGATCGTCATCAATCGCATTGCGATCAACAGCGATTGACGCTTCATAGTCTTTATTCGTGAGACTGAAACCTTGCTGAAGAAGTGCCTTCGGTGCGCGTTCGTCCTTCCACTCTGTGAGTCAAGGAGTTGAACCGAGCCAACCGTAGTCTTCAGAAGCGTTTGTCGATTTGACTTCTGTTGTGATCTCTGGATAGAGAACAGCAACACCGTCATATGCTGCTTGAAAGATAGTCTTCAGACCAACTGTCAGCAAGCGTGAAATGTCTTTTCTGGTAAGCATAAAAGAGAAAGTGAGAAAATAGAGTTGTTTTGCAGTGTAGAAAAAAGACTATTACGCGTTTGCTGCTTTCACAAGACCGCCAACGAGTTTGACATATGCGGTGTTTGCAGAAACGAATTGTGCAATTTGACCGATTGTGACCTGTGGATTTCCTGTGTCAGTTGTTATCGTGACGACAGAATCGTCAGAAACATTGTTCACATAAACTGCGTCACCTTGATTTGCTTTCGTGAGTGTGTCACTGAAAGTCATCAAGAAGCAACCTTCAAGATATGTTCGAACCTCTTTTGCCTGTGCTGCACCTGCGGAATTGTCGACACCTTCGACTGCAACTCCAAGATATACATCACCAACTGCAAGAGTGTTTGTTGTTCCGTCATTGCTGAATGCGTCACCTGCGGCTTTTGCGAATACATTCGCGCCTTTATAGATGATTTCAGCTGCGATCATAGGTGTAGAGATCATTTGACCGTCCTTCCTTGTGACCTCTGAATCTGCGGTTTTTGCTGTCATAAAAAAATTATGCTAAGAAATAAAAGAGACTATTTTTTTGCAGAAAGAATTGCTTTCGCATTCTTGACTGCTTCGGTTGCCTGTTCTGGTGTCATTCCCATTTTTTCAGTGAAGAAAGAAACTTGTTCTGCTTCAGCTTCAGAGAATGCGTCACCTGCTTCAGCAGATCCGATTTCACCTGCAGCAACTGTTTGAAGTTTGCTGACGATTGACAAGAATTTGTCTGCTTGCTTCTCTGAAAGAGAGATTGCAAAATCAACAATTTCTTGTTTGTTTTTTGGAAGAGCAATACCGATTTTGTTTGTTTCGCTGAAAGTGAATCAGCTGACTTGCGCGTCGATTTTGTTCTTTCGTGCTTCACGAACCAATTTTCAAGCTTCTGAAGCGAGTCATTTGAGTGACTCATATTCTGCAAATTTCAAAGTGACCTCGCCTTTTTCGTTTGCTTCAATCTTCTTTTCAGAAGGTTCAGCGTCAGAAGCAGGAACAGGATCAGAAGCAGGAACAGGATCAGAAGCAGGAACAGGATCCGTCGTGTCCGTTGGTGCAGGATCTTCTGCAGGCGTAGGATCGACAGGTGCAGGATCAACAGGCGTCGCAGGATCTTCAGCAACAGGTGTTGCTTCAGGTGCTGCTTCTTCTGTGAATTTTGCTTTGATTTCGTCAACTGCTGCTGTCATTTCGGGTGTGACATAGTCAGGTTTGACTTCAGAAAACGCAGCTTCGAGTTGTTCGAGTTGCGCCTTGTTGATTGTTGACAACTCGCAGAATTGTGCGAGAAGTTCAAGAAGTGTTTTCATACTCTTTGAGGTGCTAAAAAATAAAATGTTGTCTGAATCAGGATCAGAGAATTCGCCATTTTTTTGGTGACGGTTGGCTGCTTCACTCGCGAAGTCTTCATTCGCAAGCAGGGGTTGCATTGCTTTGAAGAACGGACGGTTTGTGAACGCACCACCAATCAACAAATTTTTTATGATTTCTCATGATTCTTCATCATGTTTGTTGAAAATTATTTCAGGACTGAAATATTTATATGCTCACTCTGTCAGAAGTTCCGCGCCTTTCTTTGTCAGTTCGATAGTTGCAAAAAGAGCGTCTTCGCCTTTCTTTGTGACCTTTCGAAACCAACCGAGCGCACGGTGATTTCATTCGTGATTTTCATCAACAGCGATTTCAATTCAGCGAGAATTGTCATCGAAGTTGCTTTTCATGTCGTCAATAGATTCTTTCGTGATTTCGATTTCTCAATACATCGGGTGATTCCATTTTCCGACACGCGCAATCTGAAGTTCGACTGTGTCACCTGCTTCGAATGTTTTTTCAGCGAACTGTTCACCTGTCATTTCGGTGAATCACCAAACATGAAAGTTTTCAGCGCAACAAACAGGTGAAGAACAGTTTGAATCTTCACAAGGTGAATCGTCTGCAATCATTTCATCGACAAGCTGTCAGACCTGTTCAGGTGTCATTGCTTTCATAAGAGCAGGAACAGAGTTCTTTCGAATGAATGTTTCCATTTTCCACAAGACGCGTTCAAATTGTTTCGCGTCCTTTCCTTTCTCATAGAGAGCATTTATGATCTTTGTCGCAACTTCTTTCGGAAGATTGTTGTCGTCAGAAAACTTTGTTGAAATTTCGTCTGCGTTGATTTTGTATTTCTTTTTCATTTTTAGATTTTAGAAATTATTTCTGAATCAATTCGGAACTTCTGTGAATCGTCTGACTTTGCGATTGCCTGCAGTCTGTTTTCAATCTTTGTTCGAGCGTCAAGTAAAATGTTGATTGCTTCGGACTTTGTGACGATTGATTCTGACTGCTCTTCCTTTGTTGTTCAAGCGGTTGAAAGGTTCTGATCATTCTTGATCTTATCCGTCAACCAATTCTTGCCAAGTTCGAGCGCTCACAACATCGGAATTTCGAACATGATTTCACCTTCGAATCTGACTTCAACAGAATGATTTTCGTCGATAGAGATTGAAAGGATTGCTTGTTTCATTCTGTGTTGATATAAATATAGATATTTCAGATATAAAAGCAATATTTCTGAAGCGTTTCTGTCACAGAAATTCGATTTCTGCTGCAGAAACTATTCAGAAACCTCTTTGAATGATATTCCGTCAGCAATCAGAACTTCACGACAATATTCGCTAAAAGTTCACTGAAGACTCTTTTCGAGTTCAGCGATTCTTGTTCGATATCAGTCAGCGCGATTTTTATATTTTCAAGAAATCTCGAGCTGTTTCAATTTCTCGCGAGTTTCGTCAAGTTCCTTCTGAATGACTGTCATGACAGGTGATCACTTCAGAACAATCGGTGCTTTGATATCTTTGAAAGTTTCGATTGTCTGATTCGCAGGGATTGAAGAAGGAATTCAGGTGAATTCAGGTTTGAATGATTCTTCATTCAGGATTTCAACCCAGATCGAGCGACAACCATAGTGTCGAGGCGGTGCATAGTCATAGAATTCGCGCGATCATGCTTTGACAACTCTTCCGTCGAGAGATCGACAAGTTTGCGTTGTTGAACTGTCGAGAATCGCAGAAAACTGAAATCAATATATTTTTTCAGGATATCTTTCGAATATCGAAGAGCGTCCGAGATTGACAGAACCTGTGATTCCGAGCGTCTTCAGTGTGTTGACCTGACCTGTCATCACTTTGTCGATAGATGATCAAGCAGCTGCAACCGCTTCAGAACTGCTTGTTGTCGTGATTGAACCGCCATTCTTGTTGATCACTTGTGTTGCTGCTTTCTTCGCGGTGACTTCCATGTCATTGACCATTCATTCAATCATTGCGTCATTCTGAACACGCATTGCACCGCGAACTTCAGCTTTCGTTGCAGGAACCTGAACAGACATTTCAACCGCTGCAGACTTCTTTCATATTTCGAACATTTCTTTCTGAACATCGGTCAACGCCTGTGAAAGATCCGCTGTGTATTTTGCTTTTATTGTTCCGACTGCTGCAATGTCATTGCTGTCGACAGCTTTCTTGATCTGCTTCAAAATGTCTTCACGCTGTTTCTGAATGATTGAATCGACATTGTCTTGAAGGATTTTTTCGAATGTTTCCATTGAACGCTTCAGAGAAACAAAGTTGACCTTTCTTTCTGAAAAGGTCATCGGACGAAATGCTTCTTTCTCATAATCGTTGAACTTGAATCCCTTCTGTTTCAATCGAGCATAATCATCAGCGGTCCGACATTCATTCTGCAATTCAACGATGAATTTGTTGTTGAACATTCGAGACATTCCGAGAAAGCTCGCGTCAAAGAAGACTTGCGCGTCATCGGGAATCTTTTCATGATTGCAGTCAGGACCGTGTTCATGAAATTTCTCTTCTTCTTTTTCATCAATGATTTCTTTCTGAATTGTTTCTTTTGGTGTAGGTTCTGGATTTTCAGGAGTGTCTTTTTTCTGAACACCGCCTGTTTCATCATCTTCAGAATCGTCATCAGTGCCTTCATCTTTCTTCCGAGCAGGAAGATTCAGCGTTGTTCGAAGATAGTCTTCAAGATCTTCATCTTTTGTGAGAAGTTCGGAACTTGCAAGACTTGAAAGAATGTTTGCAATTTTTTCATAGTCAACAACACCGAGTTTTTCGAAAGTGAGTTTCGGATATTCCTTCACATCGTCGAAATTGTAGTCAACCAGTTCGGGAATCAGAAAACGATTGATAGTGTCTTTGATTTGATTTGCAACAGCGACAAGAGAAAGAAGGAAGAGATCTGATTGATCTTCTGAAAGTGCCTTCGATCCTGATTCTGTGTCACCGAGTTCAAGGAACTGCGCAAGAATGTTCTTCGCAATCTCGCGATTATGGTGTTTGATTGATTCGAAAAGATTTGTGCTTTGACCTGACTTCATGTCCGCGAATTCGAACAACCAACCGTCTTCTTTCGGTCAAGGCATGACGACGCCTGTCTGTTCTGTTGCTCGAATGTTTGCGACGATGATTTTTGCTTGCTCTTTGTCTTCAGGTGTAGCGCTTGACGGAAGATATATGACAGGAATTCCGACGGATTGTCTTTCATGACGGACCGCGTCGAATTTATACATTGTTTCTTTGAAATACCAGTGTTTGTATGCAGAACGCAAAACAGAAACGCCTTCATAGTTTTCACCTTCACGACGGAAAGAGAAAAGAAGAAGTTTTGAAGCAGGGATCGACACAAGGTTCAATCATGCGTTGACTCATTCAATCACTGTCTGCGGAAGAATCTGTTGAACGCCTGCAGTTCTGTCGAGTTGTTGCCACTTGTGAATTGAATTCTGTTTTCTCGAAGCGAGTTTCTTCAACCATATATATTTGCTGTCTGCGGTCCAAACTTTTTCGAAGAGAGAGAAACCGAACGGAAGCATTGTCAAAACCTCTCGCAATAAATCGTCGAACGGTGTTTCCATTTTCTCGAACAGTGCCTTTCGAACAAAGTCTGCAATTTCATGTTCTCGATCACCTGTTTCACCGTTTTCATCGCTTGCAGGCATTATGTCCCACTTTGTCGAGCGAATCGGAAGTTCCATTGCGAGAAGTGTCGCGAAAACTTGTGCGTCAGACTTTCGCATTTTCTCATATACAAGAAGACCTGCAGATCATGCAAGCTTCGGGTTGTATTCTTCAAGAATATATCCTTCAACAAGTGAAGTTCCTGAAGCACCGAAAGTGTTCAGAAGGTCCTTCTTGTCGCTCGAATGCTTTTTTGTTTTCGTCTCTGAAATCTGTGAAGGAACTTTTTCAACAGTTGATTCTGTTGACTTGCTTGTTTCTTTCTTTGTCATATATGAAAGATAAAAAATATTAGAATTCGAGCGTCAGGATTCAACCTTTTGTTGTCTTTATTGTAGGTTTTTTTTGTAAAAAAGAAGCTATGTTTCAAACTTCTTGTTCGAACTTCTTGTTGAACACATCATTCATCGTTTTGATTTCGGAAAGTGAACTTGTTCGCGCACCGAAATATTTCAGTCAATATCGAATCGCGTCACAAGCATGATCTTCAAGTTTGGTGTTGATATCTTCAACATTGACTTTGTCATGAACCATTTCGGGGAGTGTTCGAATCAAATTTGTGCAGTTCGAAGTGATATAAAATCCCGCAGAAATCTTTCTTGTGTTCTGATCCTCAAACGGTTGCAAAAATTGTCTGAAGACTTGCCAACCTGCAACGCGACTATTATCTGCTCATTTTACTTTGAGTCAAACCGCTTTCATTTCGTCGCTTCCTGAAGTTCCTGTCGTTTCTGAAGGTTTGTTCAAGATTGCAGGATCGACAATTGTGACATCAATCTTTTCATCATCGGGAGTCATTGCCATGACCTGCGCTGCAAGTTGTTTGTATGTCTTGCCTTTGACATACAGTTCACGGTATGCGAACACAGTGTCGTTGTTATCCTGCGCCAACCAATAGACAGCAGACGGTGCTGAATATCAGTAATCGAGACAGATGATTCGCTTCTTGATTCAGTTTTTCGGAACAAAAGGTTGAATGACATGAAGGTCAGTTCGAAATTCTGTGAAGAATTGACCGTCAAAGACATTCCAGTCACCTTCGAGAAATGCGCGACGCTCTTTTTCGGGGAGTGCTTGCAAGAGTTGATAATATTGCGGTTGTGTCCGCATAAGAATTTCATTGTCCCACACACGCGCAGGAATGAAGTCATAGTCATCGGGATTTTCTCATTCTTGAAACTCTCGCTTCACGAAAAGACGCTTCACCCACTGATGACCGATTGATCACGGATTTGTTGACGCAAAGAAGTTCGGTTTGATTCCGTCGCGAGTTGTTCGAAGGGATCACATCAAAAGTTTCCATTCAAGTTCGGTCCAGTGTGTCAGCTCTTCAATCGCGATGAAGTCATATTCGATTCCTTGATAATTCATGACATCGGCAAGATTCTGACAATAGGAAAAACGCAGTGTCGAACCGTTGAAAAACTGCATGATCTTGTCTGTCTTGTTGAAATTATAGAATCAAGTTCTTGTCGGTGGAAGTTCCCTTTGAAGCGGAATGATCATGTTCTCGCTGATTTCAGGTGAAGTTCGACGCAAGGCAAGTCATCGAACATTTCGAGCAGACAAACATTCACGAACACTTTCCGAACGGATCCAATATGATTTTCAACCGCCTTTTGCACCTCACATCAACCGAAATCGCGCAGTGCTTGCTGAAGCTTTTTGTTGAACAGGTTGCAAAGGATAGAGATCGAGAGCGGTCATATTTATTTTAGCCAAGAAGGTGGATTTTTGTTTTGCATATGCTTATGATATTTTGCATGACAATAAAAACATAATACTTGCAGATTTTCATATTCATTATTCAATATGTCTTTGTCTTTATGGTGAACCTGCAAAAACTGTTTTGAAGAACAATCTGAACATCATGAATTGTTTCGAGCTTCAGACAATAGAATTTTTCTTTTTTCAGAAAAATCTTTTGAACCATATCACACTGCAACTCTATCTCTTTTTCTTATAACTCAATTTTCTGCTGAAAGATTTTGTATTGTTTTTTCCCTGAATCTTTTTGCGTCTTTATCCAAAGGAATGAAAACAGATAATCAATCAAAGTTGCTGATTTTATATTTCATAAAAAAAAGGATTATGATTTTTCTGATTCCTTCAACGGTTGTTCGTCTGTCGGATTTATGAATTGACTCTTTCACGCACCGAAGTTGATAGTGAATCAACCTGAAGCGTTCAGATCCAGTTTTGCAGACTCTTGCCAGTTCTCAATGAACTGAAGCCACAGTTTGATTGCAGGTGTGTTCACAGTTCAGAATGAATTCTTCTTTGAAGCAGCTTCAAAGAGATTATCCATGACCGCAGGTGTCTTTTCAAGCAAGATTGATTTCATGACCTGCAATCGAAGCGTTTGAACTTCAGGTTCGAGTTTCCAAACACACAGACTATTCTCACTGATTCACCATTGTTTCGAGAAGCTGATTTGACTTCATCGAAGCTGTTCAGGAAGTCAGAGAAAAATCGCGAACGCAATCTTTTCAGTTCTCATTCACTTTGCAAGGGGGTGTTGTCAAAGTGAATCAAGGTGTCCTGAAATGATACTGTTCTTCGGTTCAGGTTGTTCAAGAAGTGATTTCTTTGAAGCGTTCGAGTCTTTGACCTTCAGCTTTTCGAACTTTTTTTTCATTCTTTGACTATCCTTCTTTTTCGGTGGTGATTTTTGTTTCTTCTTTTCGATCATAAAAGTGTAAATTTTGACACGAAATAATTGCAATAAATATATGCAGAATGACACAGATTGCAACAATGCAAAAAGAGAACCCCGAAGGATTCTCTTTCTGTTGTCTTTTTACACTGCAAGACGAAAAGCAGTCTATGACGAAAGAAAAATTCGTCAACAGAATTATGCAGCGTTTTCGAGTGCTGTGTATAGGTTGTCAAAATACACCATTTCTTCAGAAGTCTTCAATCGTTTTGCTTCTGCAAGAACTTCATTCAGTTCATTGAGAAGGAAAGCAATTTCTGATTCTTCGAGTTCAAGAGTGACTTCAGCATTCGCGAAGGTTGCAATGACTTCATCAAGGATCTTTGTTCGAGATTCCTGAAGCTGTTTCATTTGATCTGCTTGTGCTTCCTGCTTTCCAAGCTGAACAATGCTGTCAATTTGCTTCTCGATTGCTCTGACCTGTTCCATAGGTTGCTTCTTCTCGAGTTCATAGGCATTCACAACAGGGAATGACTTCTGAAGTATAGCACGGACCGTTCGAAGCTTCACGATTGTTTCGACATTCGCGTCGAGTGCTATTGAATACAAATATTGCATTGTCTGATTTGTTGCGCTGATTGTTTTCATAAGAGAAAGGAAAAAAAAATAATAGAGTTATGACTTGCCACGACAGAGACGGTTCGATTCGATTGACAGAGTCATCGGATTTGCAGGCGCTCACTTTGTTTTGCAGAAGACACGAACAGTGAAGGTTCAATCAAGGTTGTCTTTGATTATCTTTCATTCGAGCAAAGGGAAGCTGAATCAAGGAACTTCTTTCCTACCTATGAAGAAAATGTTTGCATTCTCTTGCTTCCAGTCTTTGGATTTTGTTTTGGTGTTTCATTTTGAAGTTGTTTTGACCATAGAGAGAAAAGAAAAGGAATGAAAGATTTTCAACGATGATATCATTTCGGAAGAAGTGTTGTCAGTTGATAGTGAATTGATAGTGAATTGATAGTGTTCGGATCACCGCGACACCGTGTTGAAGTGTTCATTTTACAGTTGATAAAAGATAAAAGCGACGACTGTGATCATGACAGGAACCAGAATGAAAGTCAGGAAGCAAAGAGCAAGGCGTTTCAGATTCTTCTTGTGAAGTTTTTCATTTCGCTTGAACCTATTTTCAAAGATTCGGTTCTGTTTTTCCCAGAGAGCGCGCGAATTGCGTTTCTTTTGTTGAAGTTTCTTTTTCATGTTGCTGAAGATTACGAAATAATAAATTCATTATAGCGCTATTTTATGAATCGGAATTGATAGTTCATTTTTTGCTTTTGTTCCTGATTCCCGAAATAGAAAAGATCTTCTTCGATTTTACTCGAGAGAATTCAGAGTTTTTCCGAAATCTCTCGCAGATCAGTGACGCTTTCGCCTTTCAATGAAAGAACATTTCACAGAAGTCACTGCATTTCACGCGCAAGGAATTGTTTTTCGATTTTTGGCATAGGAAAAAGGATTATTTATTATTTTTGAGATCGAGAGCGTCGAACGGTGCAAGACTTTCTTTCAGGTGTGCGAAGAAGTGTTCAAATTGTTCCTTTGATTCAAAAGCAATGTAGTGATTGCGATTGTATTCCAAAAGTCATATATCGTTTCTGTATCGAAGATTTTTCCGTGCGACAAGTCTTTTGAAGTTCGAAAGACCGTCGTCGCGAAATCATTTTTCTTTCAGTTCCGCAGCTGTCGGATAGAAATTCGCTTTCAGGTGTGTTTCAAACAGCATTTCTGATCTGTCTGCAAACCAGTCTGTGAAGGACCGTCAGCAGCTGCATTCGTTTGTGTAGTATATGCAGTCATCGTGCATTCATGAAAGACGACGCTGAAGGTGACAAGATTTTTGTTTCATAGTGTAAAAATAAAAGACTAAAAATCGTACTTTTTCGGATTGATAAGATATTGAGAGACGAAAAGAATCGCTTGCTTCGCACCGAATGCGACGAATGATTCGACATCTTTCACAGAATTGAAAGCTTGCAACCATTCTTCCTGTTCAGGTGACACATCGGAAGGAACACCGTCTTCACGCTTCATTTCAATCACAAGACACACAGAACGCCCTTCAGTGCAACGATCAGCAGGAATGAAGCAGAAGTGATCAGGGATTCACCTTGTGACTCACACTGCTCGATTTCTCGCGTTTCGCTTGTGTCATCAAACCCACTTTGTTTTTCATTCAACTTCGATCTTGTGTTTCGTCGGTGTTTCATTCGGAACATGACCATTCAGAAGATTGTTTCAGCGAAGCCATGAAGTGAACAGTGTCGATTCGACATCTTCGAGAGGTGATTTTTTTTTCATAGAAAGAAGATTATTCGCAGATTTGAAGTGTTTTTTCTTCTGTTTTGAATATGAAGCGATCCTTCATCAGATTTCTGACTCTGTATCAGTACAGACGCGAATTGATTGTTCCGTTGTTCAAAACTTGTGTGTAGTATTTGAAGCATTCTTCCATTTGCCAAACAGGATCGTTGAAGTTCGGATTGTTCCGCGTTTCCTTGTGCCATTTATAGTGCCATTGACAGAATCATCGACTGTTTCCATTGTCACCGACTGCTTGCGGATCGAACTTTGATTCAGCTTCGACAGTCAGCACGAAATTCATGTCGCCTTCAGAGATTTCATAGGCATGTTGAACATGAACATTTTCAAGAAATCGCTTGTCGCGCCATGACTTCTGACGCAGGATTGTTGTTTCGCTGTATTGAATGTCTATGCAAGCAGGTTTTGAAATCAGCTGAATTTTTTCTGTTTCAGGTGTTGCAGGTGTTTCAACTTTCGTTTCATTCGGTGACATCATTTGAATTGCAATATATGCAACAGCCACCGTCAAGAGAATCAAGAAAATGACTTCATGAAGTGCGATGAATGAACGGTTTGACGCGGTTTGCGAGCAAGGGAATTTTTTCATATTTGAAAGATTATATATTATATACTAAAAAGGAACATCGGCAATGTCAACACTTGATTCTGAATATTTCTTCTTCTCTTCCTTTGTGACAATCTCTGTGTCTTCAGGATCTTCTTGAATCATTCCGTCGCTGTTGTCAGACTTCTTTTCACCACCTGAAAGAAGAATCATCTGATCTGCGACGATCTCTGTCTTGTATCGCTTGACACCTTGTTCATCTTCCCACGAACTCGATTGAAGGCGTCCTTCAACATAGATCTTTTTTCATTTCGTGACATACTTTTCGACGATTTCAGCAAGCTTTCACCAGATCACAATATTGTGAAATTCAGCGACATCTTGTTTCTTTCCGTCAGAATCTTTCCATGTCCGATTTGTCGCAATGCTGAAGTTCGCAACAGTGCGAGATTCACCGATTTTTCTGACGACAGGATCAGCTGTGACATTCCCGATCAACTGAACCTTGTTCAAAGAGTTCATAAGCATAAAGTAAAAAAATAAAAGAGTGCTTGCGCGCTCACCTCTCTCGACGGAACCGAGAGAAGTCAGCAAACAAAACTATTGTCTTTCTGACAGGAACCAATTCGCGTCGCATACATTTTTCAAACGCATACATCAAGGAACATGCAGGGTGTTTTCTTCCTTCACAAGAAAAGGTTCTTTTGAAGTTCCGCAAGACATTTTTGAATAATGCGCAGAAGAACAATATTGATAAAAAACGACATATGTTCAAGAATGCGGTTGATTGCATGAACAGAGAATGAAGAGCGCAGAAGCGACAGAAATGATGAAGAGTGTTTTCATATTATGCTTGATCAAGAACAAGGGCTGTCTTATACATCGAATCAAAGTGTTTTGTGAAGTGATCAACTGCGTCGGTCCCGAGAGAGAAACGAACCTTGTCAGCCGTCATTTTATCCTTGAATTCACAAACTTGACTATAAAAGGAATATGTTCAGAACATCTTCGAATCTTTCGCATATCCTGCATGAACCTTTTCAATGTCTGCAATATAGTCTTCAGCGCTCTTGAAAATCTCTTGTTGCTGACTATCCATTTGCGAAAGAATGTTCCGAATGTTTTTGTTGTAGTTGTCAGGATCCAGAACAACCGCAATGTTATAATTCAAACCGTCAAACTCGAAGTTCTGAATGAAGTCAACGCACAGTGACCAGAATCCTTCCTTGTTCATCTTGATTTCTTTCAGCTTCCAGTTCATCACGATTCCTTCGAATCCTGTGTTGATTTCTTTCAGCGATTCCAGTTTCTCGCGGATCTCTCGATCATAAATTGTCGCAACCATAAAAAAAAGGGTAAAAAATAGAATTTTAGAAACGCGGACGCCTGTCGACTCGCCTGTCTTCACCTTTGAACCTGACTGACTTGCACATTTCATCGAGACGCGACGCGATCTGCGGTTTGTGTATCTTCGCGAGATCCTGAATTGATTGATTGCTTGTGATAATTATCGGAAGATTGTTTTCATATCGGTAATTGACGACAAGAAACAACTGTTCTGACAACCATTCTGTGACCTTCTCGACGCCTATGTCATCAATGACAAGCAGTTCAACCTTCTTCATGTCCTGAAACAGTTCTGAATCGTTTCATGCAGAATCGAAACTGCTTCTGACGCGGTTCGACACATCTGACATATTCACGAACAAGATTTCTGTTGAATGCGCTTCAATCAATTCATTGCAGACCGCTGTTGCGCTGTGTGTCTTTCCTGAACCTATGTTTCACCAGAAGTATAGTCACCAACCTTTTTCCTTGTGTGTCTTGAATCCGTCAACATAGGATCGACAGAGTTTTTGCAGTTCGGGAATATCCGAGAGATCTTTGATTCGTTTGCTTCGAAACTTGTTTCAGACATTTGATTTTTCAAGAAGGATTTCGATTCGTTTTTGTTTGAACTCTCGAACCTTCTGAATCTGTGCAGGTTCATTCTTCCACTTCATGAATGCTGAATCTCATTTCTCGCAGCTGCAGAATCATTTCGTGATTCAGAAAGGGTGAATGACAACTTCATTCTGTGTCCTTCCTGTATCGTCGCAATGACTACACTTCGAGATCTGCGTGTCAGTCTGTGCTGACTTTTCCTTGTTGACCATTGGCGGAATTCTTAGAGGGTAAAAAAGAAGCAATTTCATCATTCCAACATTCACCGTTGATCCATGTCGTCGGCTGTTTGATAAAACCCTTCAACCACTTTTCATTTTGTGTTTTGTTCAGCGCTATAGACTGAATAATTGTCGGAAGCAGTGCCTTCGGAAGTTTCAAGAACTTCTCGCGAGATTTCTTTTTCTCTTCTTTCACAGGGTACTCTTTCCAAAAAGATTCGAAGTCTTCATCAGACATCTTTTCTTCTTTCGGTTCGAGTTTCTGAATGATTTCTGCTTCAGAAACAGGAGTTTCTGTGACAGGAACTTTCTTGTGATAGACTGAACGCATATTGTTTCGCTTGTTCAAGAGTGCTTCCATTCTCTCGATCAAGTGTCTGCTGAACAGGGATCAGTTTTCCCTTTGAAGCAGTCCGATATTGACTATATAATCAATCATTTCAGCGAGAACTGCAGAATCAATTCTGAAGTCACCTGCAAGCATTTCAACCTGAAAATCGTTTTCTTCAAGAATGAAGTTTTCCGCGTCAGCAAGAACTTCAAGAAGCATGACAAAAATTGCATATCCTTCAAGTCCGTACTTCGCGCGGACCGCCTTGATTTTCAAATTGTCGCGCAGATCAGTATCATGCGAAAACCAGTCCGCATTGTTTTTTCGAGGGCGTGCCATGTCTTGCAGTGTTATGAAATAGACTGATTATGATTTCTTTGTTTCAAGAAATTCTTGAATTGCTGATTCGGGAATTCGAATCGTTTTTCTCTCTCGAGAAGAATCATTTTCAGAAAGATCGACGGTCCTGATTTTTTTGTCTTTGATAAGCTGACGAATCGTCCGCTGACCATATCCGAGAAGCTTGCGATCTGCAACTTCTTTGACTGTGAAAAGCATTTCTTGATTGCTCATTGTGAAAAATTTATTGAAATAAAATATTATTTTTTCGAGTTCGCTTTTTTTGCTTTCTCGAGAAGATAAGTTCTGAAGTGATTGATCATTGCGAAATATTTTTGTTTGTTTTGCTCTGACTTATAATTCTTTGAAATGAATTTTCAGAGTTCAGACCAGAGTTCAACGATTGCTTGTGCTGCTCACGATTCGACATGCTTGTTTTGCAATGTTTTGACATTTTCATTCGTCTTTTCAACTTCAATGATTTTGTCTTTCAATTCCTGCGTCAGTTCATTGTATCTTTTTTCGAAATCAACTTTCTGTTTCTGAATCTCTCGAAGCGAATTGTATGTTTTCTCTTTGAACTCTTTTTCAAGTTCGGTTCTGATCTTCTTCGCAATATGTCTGTTTCGGAAAACATATATTGCTGAAAGGAAAGTCCAAAGTGACACAACAGAGACTGCGACGACAGCGGAAGAAAAAAGCGTTTCCATAAATGAAGTGTAAAAAAATAAAGAATGACACACAACTGTTATATTCTGTTTGCATTGAATTGCAACTGTTCGCAATTGAATTTGTGTTGACAAACTATTCAAAAGAATCCTGTTCATTCCACTCATAAGCTGTCAGCGTATGTCAAAAAGTCTCGCGCAGTTTTGATATATGCGGAACCTGATCAATCGTGATTCGCTTTTCTGACATTTCTCTTCTTCATTCGTCACCTTCAGAAAGAAGAGGATCTTGAATGAAAAAACTTGCAACCGTCCACTGACCACGAATGAAATCAAAAATTCTCTTTCGCGGTATTCCGTAGACTCACATATTCGATCACCTGATTTTGATTTCATCATTCCTGAAGGCAAGACCGAACTTCACAAGACGGTTCATGTTCGCATATTCCTGTTTCGTCAGTCCGATATCATTCAGCTGAACATATTGAACATTGTTTTTGACCGCATATTCGAACGCCTTGATTGCTGTCGACAAGTGAGTGCTTGAAAAAATGACTTTCATTTTCGAAATCGAGCGCTTGCAGTTCGAACAACACTGTCGTCAACCTTCATCGACAAAGAATTCAACGCCTTCACTTCCGATTCGGTGTGAACAATTCGGTGTGACAATCTGCTTCGAACCGTCAGCGAATTCAAAGGTCATCTTCTGACCTTCCTGCAATCATGCTGCAATGTCTTGAAAGAATCCGTTGTTCAAGTCTTCGACAAGTTTTTCAGCGCGAAGGCGGTTCGTCTCGAACAGAATGTCTTCTGCTTCAGTACGAATCGGAAGTGTTGTTTGTGTTTCTCACATAAGAAAAAAGATTATGAAATTTCGGATTGTTTGATTTTTCTGACAATCTTGCACGGTCACTGTTCGCGGAATCGCGGTGTGTATCAGTAATCAAAGACAAGTTCGTCACCGTCTTCAATGTCTTTGATTGCCACGAAACCAACGCGCAAAGTCTCTTTTTCGAACACAGGCGTCATGTTCGGTTCTCGAGAGTGATTGAAGAGACTTCAGGTTCAAAGAAGAAGCTGTGCGTCTCACTGATCTCAATCGAGTCCGAACCAGTAATCATTGACGACGGTGTTCTTCAGCATTTCGATCTGCGCTTGCGGAATGGTGATATATTCGCAGATTTCGATTGTCTCGCCTTTTTTATAGTCCTTGTCAGCGAAGACACACCTTCATTTTTCGGGAATTGAAACGATTATCATAAAAAAGAAATTATATATCAAGCGGATCACATTCAGTGTTCATTGAAAATATCTTTCTGAAAATATATTCAATAACATTCACAGTCACTGCATTTCATAGACATTTATATCGTTGCGTGTCACTGACTCATTTCGTCCAGTTGTCAGGGAATCATTGAAGACGCTCACATTCAATCGGTGTCAATCTTCTGATCCTGTATCATTCAAGTGTGAATTGTTGCATTCAAGTGTCGAGCGTTTGTGCAATTCATTTTCAAACTCTTCACCGTCTTGTTGTCGAATTCGGATTTGATAGATTTATTGAATCCCCCCCCCCTGCGTAGCTGAATCATTGTTTTGTTGCTTCTCTGACTCTGATCACAGGTTGTCCGCTTCAATCCTCTCTTGCTCTTGCAGGGATTGTTGGGCTGATTCATTCTTTCATTTCTCTGAATCACTGTCAATCCTTATGCGTTCGGAGTGTTCAGACTTCGATTTTTCAATCTCTTCGAGGTCAAAAATCTTTTTCATTGTTTCATCAGAAAGAAAATATTTCAGGTCTACTTTTTCCTCTAAGATGTCCGACAATGTACACTCGCTCCCTATTCTGTGGGACTCAGTGATTTTTGCTGTTATACACTTTCCATTGCATATCATACCCCAATTCTGCAAGCGTAGCGATGATGACTCTGAAAGTTTTTCAACCGTCGTGAGAAAGCAATCACTTCACATTTTCGAAAACGAATAATCGAGGTTGTTTTGCTCGCAGTATTCTCGCAAGCTCAAAGAAAAGCGTTCATCGGGTATCGTCAAAACCTTTTCGTTTTCAAGCGATTGAAAAAGCTTGACAAGGAAATCATCAAACGAGACAGTCGAAGTCGGGAAGAGCTGCTGTGTCAATTTTGGTAATGTCTCCATAGTGTTTGTGTGTTGGAAAATGAGATTGATAAATTTTTATAGCGTGAGTGTCTATTTCAGAGAATCCGACACATTCATGATTTTTTCAGATTCACAATTCGAATCATCAGATTCAGGAGAAGCAGGAAAAGTATTTCATATTTTTAGAGGTCAAGAGCGTCAACATCTTCTTGAAACTTGTTCGGTTTGATTGCGCGGATCTCTTCAAGCGTCCATTGCTTGCCTGAATCAACTTCTGCGCAAAAGTCCGTCCAACTCTCTTCGACACCGAATGCAGCATATGGATTCGGAAGGAATTGAACAACGCCTGTCGCTTCATCAATAAGCGGTTGACCTGACAATTCTTTCACCATTCGACGATATATTTCAAGGAAGCGATTCAGCATTGCTGCATTGTATTCGACGACATAGGGAACAATCTGCGGTGTTCCGTCGCGGTTCTTGCTCTTCTTGACCTGTCTGAAAATCATTCGTTTCGGATTCAATCAGAACTGTTTTCGAATCAGGAACCAATATTCACACGCTTGAATCTCATATTTCGGATCGACTTTGTCTTGTTCGGTGCAGACGCTGACAAGTTTGTGATCTTCGACGATTATGTCTTCACCTTCCTTCACAATCAAGTCAGTGAATCATTTCAAAGGAATCGGCATTGAATTGCCTTCGAGATCTTCGAAGTCTGACAGGAAGCGAGCTTCGATTGCGACGATCTGTTCTGTCGTCCACTGCGGAAGTTCTGCAAAATAGAATCAGAGTGCTTTTTGAACCGTCTCGATTGATTTTTCTTTCGATCCAGTTGCTCACCATTTCACACCTTCGAATGAACCGTCGATTTCTGCTTGTTGCAATCGAGTCTGAAACGCTGCTTCAATGTTGAATTCCTTCTGACGACCTTCTTTGTGTTCTCACCAATACAATTCAAGGACCGAATGAAAGAGAGAACCTTCAATCAGTGACGGTCCCTTTGTCATTTCGAATTCAAGACGAACATATCGCTTGAAGAATGATTGACGGTCTGTCAAATATGATCTGATTGCGCTCGCGGATATATGCTGAACAGGGAAGTTCGCGATTTGTTCAGGTGAAAGAAGGGGTTTGAGATATGTCATAGTATAAAAAGTAAAAAAATAAAATTATGATTTCTTTGCAGGTCGCATATCGCTTCAGGATATTTCGACAATATCTGTTCATGTTGTCGCGATGATTTCAACTTCATATCTGTCGACAGGGATTCACATCATTTCAGACTGTTTGAGAACAACCCCTGTGAGTCACTTATAAAATCATTTTTCGACAATGACTGCTTGTTTGTATGTATATGAATATCTTTTCGGAATTTCTGTGCTGAATTCCTGTTTGATAATTCATCACAAAGGTTTTTTCTCGAATCGCGGTGTTGCGAGTTCAGGAAAAAACTTCACTTCACACCAATTCAAAAACTCTTTCCATATATTCAGAAAGAAGTGTTTCATTTTGAATTTCATGAAATGAAAGCTGTTCGGATTCATCATGATTTTGAATTCTCAATTCCTGCTTTCTGCAAGTTGTTTGATTTTGTACGGAAATTCTTTGATATAGAGGTCAAGAATCTCAAATTTGTCGATGATTTTTTTCATATTATAGAGAATTTATGAGTCAAATACGCTTCAATTCGAAGAAGCAATTTCGGGTTGCGATTATGTCAGCAACAGCATTGTGTGCGTTGTCAAAATCTTTTCAGAAGAGTTTGACATGAAGTTCAGACAGTTTCGGGAATTTGAATTTTCAGAAGTGTCACGGAAGTTTGCAGAATGAAATTGTTGATTGCATTGTACAGACTGATTTGCTTCGAAACATATTCTTGAACTCTGTCTTTTCCGCAGAATCTGAAGGATATATTCGGTCCAGTTCCCAGAAGACAACATTCATGTCATAGTCAATATTGTGCGCAACAATCACATCAGCTTCGCGACAAAGTTGAATGAAATCGAGTCTATAAGAAGAGAAAGGCGGTTTGTCAGCAACCATTTCATCAGTGACACCGTGAATGTTTGCTGCTTCTGCAGGAATCGGAATTCAAGGATTGAAGAGAAGGTCAATTGTCTTTTCATCAATAATTTTGAAATTGTCATCATTCGGGAATGCAGGATCAACAGAAACAATTTCATATTCACCGACAATCGCACCGAATTGAACAACTCGCGGTTGATCCTGAATCGGACCATATTTCACGATCTTTCCTGTCGTCTCTGTATCGAAGAACAGAATTTTCTTTTTAGTCATATTTTTGAAAGATTATTTTTGAAGTGAAGGTTCTGTCGCGTCTTGATCAGACGATTGATTTTCTATCGAAGGAAGTCAGAAGTGTGTTCCGAGTTCAGAAAATGATTTGAATTTTGTTTTTGTCTGTGACATAGTAAAAAAATGATAAAAGATAAAAAAAATTATTCTGACAAGTCCACATATCACAGGAATATGATTTCGCACATCGCGTCCCAAAATTCCTTTGTGATAGTCATTCAACCTGCACCACCTTCGCAATATTCTTTTTCCTTCCAGTTTTTCAATATTTCTCTCTCTTCAGGTGAAACGCGAGCAATATCAAGTTTTTGTTCGTTGCACATGATATATTGAACATATACCATGAATCGAAGTTCTTTCTGTGTGATTTCATATCACAAGAGTTCAAGGGATTTTTCCTTGATTCGATCTGTGAGTTGTCAGCGTCCTTGCATAAAATAAAAATAAAAAAATAGAAATATTATTCACCGAACTTTCTTTCTGCAGGTTCTGTTGCAGGTGATTCTTCAACAGGTTCAGGAATTGTTTCAGGTTCAGGATCCTTCTTTGATTTCTTCTTCGGAACTTCTGTTTGAACTTCTTCGGGTTCAGGTTCAGGTTCAGGATCATTTGAAGTTTCTTTTTTCAGGTCCTGAATCTTCTTGATTTCTGCAATCCTGTTCTTGCATGATTCAATGAACTCGAGTCACTGCGCTTCTGTCAGCTTTGTTGAAGAATCGACATTGAACTTCTTGTGTATAGTGAAGACGCGCGTTTGCTCTGACTTTTCCAGTGTGTATTTTTTCGAACCTTTTGAATCGAGTTCATCAGGAAACATTTCAATCGACAGGTCCCACATTTCAGACCAGACTTCAAAAAGCTTTGAACCAGTTCCTGCAGTGATCATCGGTTCTGCTTTCTTCGGTTGCGGAAGTTCGTTTCATGTCTTTTCGTCAATCGCTGCTTCGAAGTCTACGCTGACAGTCTGCGTCCCTGTTTTGATTTGCTTGACGCGATTCACCCATTCAGAGAAATCGACAGGACAATCATTTCAGATCAATCCGCTTCTGTCTTTCGTGAGAAGTTTCGCGTTCGGTTGTGTCAGAAGCTTTCTTTCGCCTGTCTTGTCAATCATCAAATAACCGACATTATCCATGAAGTACGCGATTTCTGTTGCTGCTTTTCCATTCAGAGAAGGAACAATCTTTGTGACGACACCTTCATCAGATTCGGAAACTTCCTGTGCGAGAAAAATGACATGCATGTCGAGATCACGGAATCATCGAAGGATTGCTTTGATTTTCTTTGCGAGTTCTCACCAGTCCTGAAGTTGCATTCACTTTCCTGTTCGTTTCTCGATATCCATTTTGATAATGTCATTGATTTCGGTGATCGAATCAATCACCACTGTTTCGAAGTCATGCTTTTCGTTTTTCAAATAGATCAGAAGTTCCTGAAGGTCCTTCAATGATTTGATTTCGACGAACTGAATGTTCTTGTCAGCGACGGAAAGAAGACCGCCTTCAGCTGAAGCAAAAATCGGTTTTGGTGCTGTTGCACCGAACACAGTCTTTCAAGCACCTGACGCACCGTAAATGACAGCTTTCACTTTGTGATCAAGCGGAACAAAGTTTTTGATCTGTATCATAAAAAAAAGGGTAAAGAATAAAAAATTTATATAGACGAATGTCTGAAATCAATATGACGAATCAGAATCGGTGTGATTTTTCGCGTGATTTTTGACGCGATCCAAATTGATATATAGAAAGTCATAGAATTATTTTGTTTCGCTTGCAAGTAAATCGTCGAAATGTTTTTTCTGTGCAACTGCTTTTGCGTGTGATTTTGTTCAGACGCGGTATGTTTTCCCGAGGATTTTGACTGTCATATTTGAAAGGTGAAGAAATAGAACAAAAGAACTATATTCAATTTGCATTTCATTGCAACTATTTTCAATAGAAAACATCTGTTTTTTTCAGTGATTTTTTGTGAAATCGCTTCCCGAAGCGGTTTGCAAACTGTTGCAAACTGTTGCAAAAACATTTGACAGCATAATAAATTATTTTTTATTCTTTTTTGTCAAAACAAAATCCCACATAAATCATCATGCGGTTATTGCTGAAGGTTCTTTCCTGCAACATTTACAAATACTTGAAAACAATATTCATGTTTCATTGTTTGCGTGACGAGCGTCTTTGTATATTTGAATAATATTTCAATCCTTATCTTTTTGAGCGACAGCATTTCTTCAATATTTTTTTATAAGCTTTATTTTCTTATAGTTATATTTTCACAACAAACTATAGAGCTGCGTATGGTGAATTCATAATTTTTCAGATATTTCAAGGATTTTTTTTCACCTATAAAATCTTGTTTTTCTTGTATTTGCTGATTGTTCTTTTTTTGTAGACCATTTACAATTTCACGGTTCATAGTTCCCATTCGTGTCTTTTCTGTCGAGCGTCATCAAAACATTCTTTCTTTCTCATAAGTCACTATAAAAATTTTCAAAAGACTCTTTCCACCGATCACAAACTATGATTCAGCGTCATCAATACCTGTTATAAGCGGCATGATTCTTATTCAAACACCTCTGTTTCATTGAAAGCCAACTTCTGTAAGTCAAAGAATTGCACATTCAATGCTTTGTTATGCTTGCAATTCTATTTGTGTCATTTCTCATAAAAAAATAAATCCCTATATGTAATTGGCGGAACTTGCGATTGCACCAACTACATACAGGGGATTATTTGCAAGTTCCTTTCAGCAATCGCAGAAACATTATTTATGAAACAGAAAAAAAGAAAAATATAAATTATTGACAAAGTTTTGACTTTCATTTTTACATATGATATTCTATCTATATGAATGCAATCCGTCCGCCCCCGTTGTTTCTGTCTATCCTATACTATACTATACTATACTATGAAGCGTTTCTGCTACAGAAACACTTCAGAAACACTTCAGAAACCCCTCTAATTCTTCATTTCTGCTTATGAAACCCCTACAATTCGACAGTTTCTGCTTCAGAAACTCACCAGAAACTCACCAGAAACTCACCAGAAACACAATTGACCTTGCGAAAATCGTGTGAATCCGTGCGATGAAACCACTTGCTCAAAAAATCAAAATCGAAGTCGAATCCGACGACGATGAAATGATCACCGAAATTCCAGTTGATATCCGTCGACAGATATCGTTTGAACAGCTCGACAGCTTGATTTCAAACAATATCGCAACGAAAACAGAATTTCGAATATGGAATGCAATGAAAAAAGCATTCATTCAGAACACTTCAAATTTTAGCTTATAACCTCTCTATTTATGAAAAACCATATATTCACCCCTGAAGTCATCGAAAACAGCAAGAACGCACCGAAAAAATCAAACAGAAGCATAAAATCAATCATATGGAACAAGCTTCTTGATAATATCGAGAATGCGACCTTCTCACAGAT